TACCGGGAGTCAACTTCAATAGGAAATTCTAGATGACACGAATAGATCTACGTCAACGAGTATCAATCGAGTTTGACCCAAAAGAGGGGAGGACGAAGCAAAGTCTCTCCGAGCAAACCGACATCAATAAGATCGTCGGAAAATTCAGAACCACGGGAGTGGTCACGCATATTCAACTCGGGACGCCGGTCTACGGCGATTTCTCGAGTGGCGTGCAATACCACGAAGCCGTGGAAAAAGTCCGGAGCGCGCAGGCGCTGTTCGACTCGCTGCCGGCTCGGATACGACATCGGGTGCACAACGACCCGGGCGAACTCATCGCCTTCGTAGAAGACCCGGCGAATGCCGACGAGCTTCGCGAGCTTGGGTTGAGAAAACCGGTGAGCGCAAAGCCGGTCGATCCGGTTACACCGACGCCCGCCGTGGCGGAGGGGAATCCCCCCAAGGAAACCTCGAAAGAGGTTGCCACCAGTTAGCGTCTTGATGTTAACTGGTGGGAGTGGATCCTCAGGTACGAGGATCGCACTCACACAAAAGGGACGGGGGGAGCTGGCCCCCCGTCCCAACCAGGCCAACAAAAACGCCCGTAGGAGGGCTTAAAAATGAGACGACGAAAAATGACTCGGAAAAAGAGCCGACGGAGCTTCAAGCGCAGTAGCGGGACCAACAAGAAGAACCTGCGCCGGAGCCCCATGAGGGGCGGATACCGGCTGTAGCAGGTGGTGTGCTTCTACCCGCTTTCAGCGTATAGAGCACCAGGTGGCCGCGTGGTCTTCTCGTCAAAAGAAGGCTACGCGGACCGCCCGTTAACACTCGCCTGCGGACAATGCAGCGGGTGCCGCCTCGAGCGCTCGAGGCAATGGGCCGTGAGAATCACTCATGAGGCCCAGATGCATGAAGAGAATTGTTTCGTTACACTGACATACAATGATTCAAATCTTCCGAGCGATTATGGCCTGGATATTGCGGACTGGCAACAGTTCGCAAGAAAGCTTCGCAAGTACCTCGCGAAGCTCAACCCACCTAGAAAGTTCAGATACTTCCATTGCGGCGAGTACGGTGAGACCTACGAAAGGCCGCATTATCACGCTTGCCTGTTCGGTGTCGATTTCAACGAGGACAGAGTGAAATGGACAGAGAAGCATGGGCATACTCTCTACAGGTCGGAGACGTTAGAAAAGATCTGGAACCTTGGCCATTCCCTGATAGGCGAGGTGACGTTCGAGAGTGCAGCATACTGCGCTCGTTATATCATGAAAAAAGTCACCGGAGACAGAGCGGAGAGCCACTACTCGGGCAGGAAACCCGAATATACGACGATGTCTCGTCGACCCGGACTTGGGTCGACGTGGTACGACGCATTCAATAAGGAGGTATATAACTCAGACTCAGTCGTTATCAACAAGAAAGAAGCAAGGCCACCTAAATTTTATGATGGCCGCTTCGAAATAGATCATCCGGAAGAGATGATCGAAATAAAACAGCAACGCGTAAAAAAAGCAGCAAAACACACAAATAACAATACACCGGAAAGGTTAAAAGTACGCGAAGAGGTGCAAAGGAGAAAAATACAAATACACAAAAGAAATATAGACGATACACACTAATATATTAATAATCAACATAACATTCAAATTAAAGGAAACAAATCCAGTGAAAGTCTCAATATTCTCAATCTATGATTCAAAGGCGGAAGCCTATCTCCAGCCCTTCTTCGCTCCTACCGTAGGGATAGCGCTTAGGCGCTTCCAAGCTGCGGCACAAGACGTCACCACCGACTTCCATAAGTTCGCTGGGGACTACACCCTCTTCCAGATCGGAATGTTTGACGATCACAATGGAGAGGTAATCAACGAGGTTAATGCAAACCTCGGAAACGCGATCGAGATCGCACTAGTGAGGGAGAGTAACGATGGGAACTAAAAAAGGCATAACAGAGAAGCAGCACTCGTTTGCCAAAATACCGAGCGCGGATATTCAGCGCTCGCAATTCAATAGGTCTTGCGGAGTCAAGACCACGTTCGACGCTGGGGAGCTGGTCCCGATATTCGTGGACGAAGCTCTCCCCGGCGATACGTTCAACTTGCGGATGCATATGTTCTCACGCATCGCAACACTGCTACACCCAATAATGGACAACATCTATATGGATGTGTTCTTCTTCGCAGTCCCGATGAGGCTCATCTGGGACAACTGGGAGAAGTTCATGGGTGTGCAGGATGACCCGGGGGACTCGACAGATTTCCTGATTCCGACCATGTCGGCGGATCCAACTACGGGTCATCAACCAGGCACGATCTCCGATTATCTCGGGATTCCGACCTTGGTAACGGACCTGGAACACTCTTCTATGTGGCATAGAAGTTATCATTTGATCTGGAACACGTGGTTCCGCGATCAAAATCTGCAGGACTCGGTCCAGGTCGATCGGGACGATGGTCCGGACACAGAGTCGGTATACCGGAACCTGCTGAAACGGGGGAAGAGACACGACTATTTTACGTCGTGCTTGCCTTTCGCTCAAAAAGGAGACCCCGTACTGATCCCCATTGGGGACTCAGCGCCCGTCTCGATAACCAGAGACGGACTCAACCCGCCCTCGTTCGAGACGGCGGCGGGACAAGGCACGTTCCTAACGGAAGACAGCTTGAACATCATGCGTGCCGGAGGCCAGGACCCGACAGACGACCAGTCGTGGTTCTGGGCAAACCCACAACTAACAGGTACCGCGGACCTAACACTGGCCGCGGCTGTCACTGTTAATCAAATGCGAGAGTCATTCGCTATTCAAAAGCTGTTCGAGCGAGATGCGAGGGGCGGAACAAGGTATACGGAAATCTTGAACGCCCATTTTCAAGTTTCATCGCCGGACCAGCGGCTGCAAAGGCCGGAATATTTAGGCGGAGGTTCCGCCCCGGTTATGATTACGCCAGTGGCACAAACAAACAACCCGGGTGGCGACGAGCTCGCGAACCTGGGCGCCTATGGCGTCGGCTCCGGGAGCGGAGTCGGATTCACAAAATCATTCGTAGAGCACTGCGTGATTATCGGCCTGGTAGCATCCAGGGCGGATCTTAATTATCAGCAGGGGCTCAACAGGATGTTTTCACGGAGCACGAAGCTGGACTTCTATTGGCCGGCACTCGCTCACCTCGGCGAACAGGCCGTGCTCAACAAGGAGATCTTTGCAGACACGGTGGCCTCAGGAACAAATGATCTTACCTTTGGTTTTCAAGAGCGATTCGCAGAATATCGCTACAAACCAAGCACAATCACAGGCCAATTCAGGTCAAACCACGGGACACCGCTAGACACTTGGCATCTGTCTCAGGACTTCGGAACGTTGCCGGTGCTATCGGCAAGCTTCATGGAAGAGGATCCGCCGATCGATAGAATCGTGGCGGTACCGTCGGAACCGGATTTCCTGTTCGACGCGTTCTTCGAATTCAAGTGCGCCAGGCCGATGCCGACGTATTCGGTACCTGGCATGATCGATCACTTTTAGATGGAGAAATCACATTGGGCAAATTTACGAGAAGAGGTAACGAACCAAAAGATGCCCGACGGGCTAAGCGTCTTCGGTTTCATCGGAAGCGCTATTGGTTCGGCGGTGGCTTCAGCCGCAAACCAGAGGATCGCTCGCGATCAGAGACGCTTCCAAGAAAGAATGTCGAACACTGCGTTTCAACGACAGATGAACGACATGAGGGAAGCTGGTCTGAACCCTATCTTGGCGAAGAATATGGGGGGAGCAACGACTCCACCTGGCGCTGCTTCCTATGTGGAGAACCCGCTGGGGGGTGCCTTCTCAGCACAGAGCACGGCGCAGGCAACGAAGACGGAGAAACACCGAACGGAGAAAGCAAAATTTGAGACTCAAATCGCACACGCGAATATGTATAAGGCGAACGCTGATGCTCATTCAGCGGAGTCACTCGCTGTTCTCACAGGTGATCAGCTACCGGCGTCGAAAGCGATGAAGGAGTTTGACGAGACGTCAGCAGGCCAGTTGGCCCGAAAAACCATCAGAGCTACCGAAGTTCTGAAAAACATCCCGATACCGGGAGTCAACTTCAATAGGAAATTCTAGATGACACGAATAGATCTACGTCAACGAGTATCAATCGAGTTTGACCCAAAAGAGG